TAATGAATAATATTAATATAGATTCTATAAAAAAATTAGAAACACCTTATGAAATTAAAAATAATTATAATATTAATTATGATGATATTTTATTTATTAATGAAAGTAGAAAAACTATTAATAATATAATCAATGGTAATAGTAATAAGAAAATAATTATTGTAGGTCCTTGTTCTATTCATGATTATCAACAATGTATTACATATGCTAAGTTTATACAAAAATGTATAAGTGAGTTTTCTAATATTTTTATAGTAATTAGACTTTATTTTGAAAAACCTAGAACAATTAAAGGTTGGAAAGGCTTTTTATATGATCCTGATTTAGATAATACTAATGATATTAGTAAAGGTTTAATTATGACTCGTAAATTACTAATAGAAATAACTAAAATGAGAATTCCTATTGCTACCGAATTTTTAGATACAATAATTCCACAATATATAGATGATTTAATTAGTTGGGGGTGTATTGGAGCAAGAACTGTAGAAAGTCAGTTACATAGACAATTAGCTTCAGGATTATCGATGGCTATAGGATTTAAAAATAGAACAGATGGTAATAAAGAAATAGCAATTAATGCTATGTTGGCATCACAAGAAAAACAGTCATTTTTAGGAGTAAATATTAATGGTAGAGCTTCTATAGTAAATACAAATGGTAATAAAAATACATGTATAGTATTGAGAGGTGATTGTATAAAAGGGTGTAATTTTGATAATGAAAATATAAATATAACAAAAACAATGTTAAAAGAAAAAGATTTGAATGAAAGTATTATAGTAGATGTATCACATGACAATAGTATGATTGAAAATAAAAAAAGTTATAAAAAACAAATAAATAATGTTGAATTAATATTAAATATGTGGAATTCTAATCAACATACTATTTGTGGTATTATGATTGAGTCAAATATTAATGAATATAAACAATCTATAAATGATAAACCATTAAAATATGGTATTAGTATAACAGATGGTTGTATTAATATTGAAGACACTTATAATTTATTAAATAATATTAATAATATTTTATAAATATTTTATATATGTTAAATTTATAATTATATATATTTTTTTTTGTAATGTTTATATATATATGAAACCATATAAATTTGGAATAATATGTCTTGATTTAGATGAGACATTATTTCATACTAAAAATCATCATATTTATTTTAGGCCTAAACTAATAAATTTTTTAAAATATTTAAATAAATATTTTTATCTAGTAGTTTTTACAGCTGCTACAAAACAATATGCGGATTCAATATTAAGTAAAATTAGATGGAATGATAAAAAAGATGAAATAAATGCTAAAGATATTTTTAGTTTAAAATTATATAGAAGTTCGGTGACCTCAAATGGAAAAGATTTACGTATAGTGCTAAAACGTTTATTAAATAATAGATTAAATAAATTAAATAATATACCTAAACACTTTTTGGTTAAGAAACATAAAAATAAAAATATATTAAATTTAGATAATATTATACTTATTGATAATTTAGTTCATAATTTCTTAGATGAACAATTTTTTAATGGTATTCCAATTAAAGACTTTATTAAAAATAAAAAAGATGAACATTTATTAATTATATTAAATTTTATTAAAAAATTCTTAAAACAATTAAAAAAAAAACCTAATTTAACACTAAAATCTTATTTATATAATAATTTATACAAAATTAATGATTCGTTAAAAATAGAATATCATAAACCACAATATTAGATTTTCATATTATTTCTATATATTATTTCTATATATTATTTCTATATTTTTTCATATTATTTCTATATATTATTTCTATATTTTTTATAGTACTTGGTTTATATGTTGTACCAATATTTTTAAATAATTTATATTTTTCTATTATTTTTTTATATGCTTTAATTGNTGCTTTTATAGCATTTCTATTCCATTTTTTTTGTTGTTTAAATAATTTACTTAATATTATATCTTGTATATTATAATTTAGTTTATTATATAAACTTATTTTGTTTTTAAAACTATTCATTTAATTTTATAAATTTAAAAATCAATTTAATAATTTAAAAATCTGCGTCTAAATCTAATTCCATATTATTATCTTCAACCGAAACACCTGCTTTTCCATATTCACCAACACGTTTTTCAAAAAAGTTTGTTTTAGTTCGCATACTAATTAGTTCCATAAAATCAAAAGGATTTTCTACATTATATATTTTTTCATATCCAAATTGAACTATTAAACGATCTGCTACAAACTCAATATATTGTTTCATTAATTCAGCATTCATTCCAATTAAATTACATGGAAGAGATTCTGTTATAAATTCTTTTTCAATACTAACAGCATCTTTAACAATATTATAAAAAATGTCTTCTGGTAAAGGTGATCCAAGTGTATGATATAATTCAACAGCAAAATCGGTATGTAATCCTTCATCTCTACTAATTAATTCATTACTGAAAGTTAAACCAGGCATTAAACCTCTTTTTTTTAACCAAAATATAGCACAAAAGCTTCCACTAAAAAATATTCCTTCGACACAGGCAAATGCCACTAAACGAGTTGTAAAACTAGATTCAATATCATCAATCCACCTAATAGCCCATTGTGCTTTTTTACGAACACAAGAAATAGTTTGAATACCATTAAATAGTTTATTTTTTTCAGAATCATCTTCTATATATGTATCAATTAATAATGAATATGTTTCACTATGTATATTTTCCATAGATTCTTGAAAAGCATAAAAACATTGAACTTCTTGAGCGTCAATTTCATTTATAAATCTATTTTGAATATTTTCATTTACTATTCCATCACTTCCAGCAAAAAATGCTAATATATTTTTAATAAAATATTGTTCATTATTATTTAATTTTTCCCAATCGGTTTTATCTTTTGTTAAATCTATTTCTTCTACTGTCCAAAATGATGCTAATGCTTTTTTATATAGATGCCATACAGTGATATATTTTTGATTAATCGGAAATAATGTGTAATTTTTTTCCATGTGTTGCATATATATATATTATATTTTTAAAATTTTAAATATTAATATATATTATAATATATATATATTAATATGAAAGCAACTGCTTTAATATTTAATAGTAAGAATATAAAAAAATATAATACGAAAAATCATAATATGTATTACAATGATTTATTTATTAATGTTATAATATTTGTATTTTTTACATCTATAGTTGGTGTATTTTTATTATATAGATATAATTCAAAATTAGATAGATTTAAAATAGAAAAAGAACAAGATGAATTAGAGACTAAAAAAAAAGAAGAAAGTATAGAAAAAGTAGATATAATTAATCTAAATAATGAAAATATAATAAATGAAAATATAATAAATAAAAATATTAAAAGTTTAGATGAGAATTTTACAGATGACTTAGATGAAGATAAATATTATTTTCTATAAATACATACATATATTTCGTTTTAAAACCAAAAAATAAAAATAATAATTAATTATTATGGTTGATGAACTGAGTTCTACTAATATCAATGATATTATAAATGAAGATGATACAGAAATAAATGATGATATTGTTGATAAAATATTAAACGAATTAGAAAATCCTAATATTGATAAAAAAATTGATGAAAATATTGATTTTAGAAACGATGATTTTAGAAACGATGATTTTAGAAACGATGATTTTAGAAACGATGATTTTAGAAATGATGATTTTAGAAATGATGATTTTAGAAATGATGATTTTAGAAATGATGATTTTAGAAAAGAAGATTTTAATATAGAATCTAAAAATGATAATGAATCTGAAAATACTATTAATAAAATAAATACAATTTTAAACCTTGATACGGATTATAATTTTTCTATATTAAGTTTTTTATGTGATTTTAAAAAAACATTATTTGTATTTATTATTATTTTATTATTCAATAATACTTTTATAGTTGATTTTTTATTTAATTTAATATCAAAATTAATAAGTAATAAATTTATAAATGATAATATATCTCTTATTATTAGAGCAATATTATCCAGTGTTTTATTTTATTTAACAGAAAAGTTTATATAATTGATAACTGATCAATAGTCCAATACTCGTACTGATTATTCGGTAATTTTCTTTTAATTATAAAAGGAGTTTTTTTTTTCTCTAATTCATAAGTTGCTATATCAATAGGATTAGTATAAGATTTTGGAATTTTATCTAATAGTGGTTCTCTACCAGATTCTATTTGTTGAGCTGCGATTCCAATTATTTTAGCATACTCATATTTAGTTAAATATGGTTGAGAAATTTTATCAGTTCTTTGTATTTCTTTATAAATATCATTATTATTTGTAAAATCCATTATACTTGAATCTATATCACTCATTATATATATTATATATATATAATTTCAATTTTAAATAAATTTTTAATTAGTTTTTATTTTATTTTATTTTATTTTATTTTATTTTATTTTATTTTATTTTATTTTATTTTATGTTTTTAAATTGATTTAAATGATTTAAATATTAAACACATATATTTATATAAGATGACAACTAATAATTCTAAATACCGTCAAATGGAACATATTAAACATATTAAAGAGTTACCTGATACATATGTAGGATCTTCTGTATCAGAAGATAAAGAACTTTTTATATATGAAAATAATAAGATATTAAAAAAAGCAATTAATTGGGTTCCTGCCTTATATAAGATTTTTGATGAAATTATTGTTAATGCTATTGATAATCATACTAGAACTAAACGTGAAAAAGAAAATAATTTAAAAAAAATGGTTCGTGTAATGTCAAAATTAGAAGTAACTATTGATAAAGATACTGGTGTTATATCAGTATTGAATGATGGTGAAGGAATTGAAATTAAAAAAATTGATACTGAGAAAAAAAAAGGTATTTATGTAATTGAATTAATTTTTGGGGAATTATTAACCTCTGAAAATTTTAAAGACGGAAGTGAAAAAAAAGTTACAGGTGGTAAAAATGGATATGGTGCTAAATTAACAAATATATTTTCTAATGAGTTTACTGTTGAATCAGTTGATAGAAAACAAAAATTATTATATAAGCAAACATGGACACAAAATATGGAAAAGAAGGATGAACCTAGTATAACTCCATATAAGGAAGTTCCATATACAAAAATTACATTTTTACCAGATTATAAAAGATTTGGATTAGATAACTTAACAGATGACTTATATAGTATTTTTGTTAAACGTGTATATGATTGTGCTTTATGGTTTAGTGGTAATATGAATATTGAATTAAAAACAAAAAAATCATTAAACCTTCCTATGGAGGTATATTTAAATAATGAAAAAATTGAATGTTCATTACAAAATTATATAAATTTATATTATAATGGAGAAGTAAGTAATGATGAAATTATTATTGATTCTACTAATAGATGGGAAGTAGGAATAGTTTTAAGTAAAAATCATAAGTATATGCAAACTTCGTTAGTAAATGGAATTAGCACTATTCGTGGTGGAAAACATGTTGATAATATAATTAATCAAATAGTAAAAAAATTAAATGAAGTAGTTTCTAAGAAAAAGAAAAAAATAGATGTTAAAGCTAGTTATGTAAAAGAAAATATTTGGATTTTTATTAAATGTATTATTGAAGAACCAACTTTTGATGGTCAAACTAAAGAAAGTATGACAACAAATATTAATAATTTTGGTTCTAAATATGAGGTAAGTGATAAATTTATTGAAAAATTAATTAAAATAGGACTACTTGATAGAATTTACTATTCTATTGAATTAGAGAATTCTAAATTAGGTAAGAAAACAGATGGCACTAAAAAAGAAAGTATTCGTGGAATTAAGAAACTTGATGATGCCAATTTTGCCGGAACTAAGCAATCCGTTAAATGTACACTAATTCTAACAGAGGGTGATTCAGCTAAAGCAACTGCTATTTCAGGATTAAGTGTTGTAGGTCGTGATTATTATGGTGTATTTCCATTAAAAGGAAAGGTATTAAATGTTAGAGATGTAACAGAGAAAAAAATGTATGAAAATGATGAAATTAATAATATTAAGAAAATTATCGGTCTAGAGACAGGTAAGGAATATAATAATTTTGATGAACTTAGATATGGAAAAATCATGATTATGACAGATCAAGATTATGATGGATTTCATATTAAGGGATTACTTATTAATCTTTTCCATAATAAATGGCATAGTTTATATAGGAATAATTTTATTACATGTATGGTTACTCCTATTGTTAAAGCTACAAAAAGTAATAATATTAAACAATTTTATAATTTAACTGATTATAATACATGGAAAGATGGTAATACTGAATCAGGATGGAAAATTAAATATTATAAAGGATTAGGAACTTCAAATAGAAAAGAAGCTCAAGAATATTTTCAAAATTTAAAAACAATTACTTATATTGAAGATTCGAATGCTGATAAGTCTATTATAAAAGCTTTTAGTAAAGATAAAACAGATGAGCGTAAAGAGTGGTTAAAATATTATAATAAAAATAATGTATTAAAAGTAGTTGATGGTGATAATAAATTTTCATATAGTGAATTTATTGATAATGAGTTAATTCATTTTTCAAATGCTGATAATTTACGAAGTATTCCAGATATTATTGATGGTTTAAAACCTTCTCAACGAAAAGTATTATTTGCGGCTTTCCAAAAAAAATTAAAAAATGATATTAAGGTATCACAATTCTGTGGTTATGTAAGTGAACGAACCGCATATCATCATGGTGAAATGAGTTTACAATCAACTATTGTTAATATGGCACAAAATTATCCAGGTTCTAATAATTTAGAGTTATTATATCCAAGTGGACAATTCGGAACACGTATAGCAAATGGTAAGGACGCAAGTTCGACAAGATATATCTTTACACGTTTATCTGAATTAACACCAACTATTTATAATGAAGCAGATAATGATAATCTAAATTATTTAGATGACGATGGTTTTACTATTGAACCTGAACGATTTGTTCCATTATTACCAATGATTCTAATTAATGGAACTAAGGGTATTGGAACAGGTTGGAGTACAGATATTCCACAATATAATCCTATTGATGTATTAAATTGTATGCATAAATTATTAAAAAATGAGCCTTTAGAAGAATTAACACCATGGTATCGTAATTATGATGGTAAATTTATTAGAACTGGACCTAAGAGTTTTATTAATCTTGGTGTATATCAAATTGTGAATAGTAATACATTAAAAATTTTAGAATTACCGGTAGGTGTATCAACAGAAGAATATAAAGAGTTTCTGGATAAAATTGTTTCAGGTAAAGAAGCTAAAATTGATTATGTGGAAAATTATGAAAATTATAGTAGTGATACAAAAGTATGTTTTATTGTATTATGTAAACCAAAATCATTAGAGAAATTAATATTATCTGAAGAACCGGATGAATATGGTTGTAATAAGATTTATAAGGAATTTAAATTATGTAAATCAGTATCATTAAATAATATGGTATTATATAATACTGATTTTAAATTAACACGTTATGAATCACCTTTAGATATTATTACAGAATTCTTTAATTATAGACTTATATTTTATTCTAAACGTAAGACTAGTTTACTTACTAAATATAATTATAAAAAAGATATTTTAGAAAATAAAATAAGATTTATTCAAGAACAAATTGATGATATTTTAGTATTATATAAAAAGAAAAAAGATATATTAGTTAAGGAATTAGAAGATAGTAATTATTTAAAAATTGGTAAAAATGATGAATCAACTCCAGATTATGAATATTTACTAAGTATGCGTATGGATTCTGTAACAGAAGAAAAATTAAATAAATTAAAAGAAGAACTTGATTCTATTTTTAGTAAGATTAATGATTTAGAATCTAAATCTAATAAAGACTTATGGAATGAAGATTTAGGTGAATTTACGGATCTTTTAAGTATTTATGAAAATAAACTAGATAAATTAGAAGACCTGTCNGATGTTAAAATATCTTCAACATTAAAAACAAAAGCAAATAAGAAAGCAAAAAAAATTACTAAACCTGTAAAAAAAAATATTAAAAATGGGAAATAATTATTTGGAACAACCCTTGATACATAAATGATTTAATATATTAATTGGATAATTACATAAATCTAAATAAAAATTATTAAAATAATTATCAAATAAATTCTTATATTTTTTTTCACTATTATTTTTGTTTTTCATTTATAATCTATTATAATAAAAATTATTCTTAAATTAATTATAAATAAAATAAATTAAATAATAATAATAACATGTTAGTTTATTTTATTGTTATATTATTTTTATTACTAATTGATTATATTTTAGTAAGAAAATTAAAAAAAACTATTAATAATTGGTATAAAGATAGTGTGGAATTATTAGAAAAATTATATCCATTATCTTTATCAGAAAAAAAACAATCAAAATATAGTTATATTATGAGAATATTAGTATTAAGTTGCTTTTGGCTGTCTATTTTTTTATTTGGAATGTTATTTGTTGAATTTAAAAGTAGATATTATTATAGTGAATCTTATAAATATGCTACTAATTTTGAAAAATATTATTATACTATTTTTATTATTTTAGGTTATTTTGTATATTTTTTCTTAAATGTTTATAGTAAGACTAATATATACGTAAGAACATTTGATATTATTTTAAGCACATTTACTACTTTTTTAGTAGTATTTTTATCATAAATTAATATATATATTAATTATAATGAATTAATATTAAATTTATATTAAATTTATATAGATATTAAATGCTTAATATATTAAAAATTCTTTCTATTATAGCTTTATTAGATTATATAATTTATATATATTATAAAAAACATTATAATGTTAATATAAATCAAGATTGTTATAAATATCGTATTATAATATGTTATATTTATTGGTTTGTATTAAGTTTTATT